AATGACCGCCGTAACAAATGTCGCTTTACCCCGTACCAATGAATATTCCGCCGTTCCTGTAGTTATCTCTATTTGATACCGTGCCGCCTCATCCGTAATATTAATTCCCGCCGAAGCACTAGCTGGTATCGATACATTCAATTCATTGCCATTTTGAATAGCAATGTATGACGCGCAATCAATGAGCAATGTGCCATTTTCAACACGGATTTGCATATTAGCCGTATAGCCGGCTAATGAGTAATCTGTTCCGTCATCATTTGTGACGGTTAAAACCATGTCGAATTGCGACCCGCTTTCGATTTCAATATCATGCTTTCCTGACTTCATTGTTATTCCTCCAACGTATTATTTCTTTAATATTTGTAGCCAAGTATTCGCAATTCATTGATTAATTGCGATTTTCATTTTTTAATGCGCTCTCTAGCTTCTGCCCTTGCCGTCTTGATATCTTCTGGTGTCACCACACCTGTCTCTTGTTCACGAATGACATACCAATCGGTAGACGCTAGATAAGCGAGTGCTTCTGAGTTAATGTCGTCTTGGATTTGCTGGTCTATTTCAGCTTGAGTCCTGAAGTCTTTAACAATGAATAAATCTTCTTCATAACAGTTAGCATTTATATTAATTGCTGACTGCCAAACTGATTCCTCTACTTCAACATTGGGAGTAGGTATATTATCTCCATGGACATCGTGAGAGTACCAGCCTAGTAATCTGCCTGTTTCTTCTTCTATATGTGCGTATCTCATATTAATACCCTATTGCCAGCCATTGTAAATCCCCACCTGTAGGATAAGTGTTACCCCAGTGACAAGTCATTGATGTGCTAGATTTTGTTCTTACACGGGGCGCATATTTATTATCTGTGGCATTCCACAACGGAGTAAGTATCGCAACTGCACAAGCAGAAGGAAAAGCAGTTGGATAAGTTATTGTCGGGTTTGCTGTATTCAAGTTCAAACCCCATTGGATTATCACGCCACCTACTAATTTTATATACCCACTTGTGGCTAAACTCTGTGCTGTGTAAGGGAGATGTACATTAGATGCCCAAGCTGGCGCAGAGCCAGACCCTGCTGAAGTTAAAACATCACCCGTTGATGAGCCGCTTGCGGACATATCAAGCAGGTTCATTTCAGTTATTGATGCAGTTATAGAAAGGTCGGAGAGGCTAACTGACTCAATTTTGCTAGTATTTAAATTGGTTAAATTAGCATCCATTTCAGAATGAGTTAGAGCCGTACCCTTACCGCTTCTTGTCGTTATCGTTGTCATATTAAATAAACTCCTGTTGAGTCTTTAAAGAAAGTGTCGCAGTATTCACGACAATCAATGGATATCGCTCCACTTTGGTCATTCTTTACCGACATTATGCTGAATTTCCGTACTCGGTCAAGTAAAGCATGGTTGATTGATATAATGTCTCCTACCTCTAAATCTGCGTTTTTAACGGTTGTCGAGAATGAGGCATTTAACGGTGTTCTTTTAACTCTTGCTGATAGTGAATCTTCGGAATATCGAATATTATTCAACGTGATTTCCGCGAGTTGAGCCGCTTGTGTTCTATTCGTGCAAGCAGGAGCATCCAGTATAAATTCAATCACCTGCCCGTCTGCTGTTTGTAATGCAGTATCTTCGGCAACCACTGAAGCAGGAAGCCAATTATCATCAGGGTCAATGTATTTAACGATAACTCTATTCGCTATTTCAGCCGAACCCTTCATTGATATTGCTAACGATTGATTGAGAATATCGTCATCAGTTATTGCCTTGTCGACCGTTAGACCTTTGGTATCTACTTTCATTTTCCAACCATTATCTGAATGGATAAGCGTTCCACGGCATGAGCCTAGTATCTGCTGAATGATTGATTGGATGTTATTTTGTCGGATTAGCGCAATATGGCACAGCCAACCATTTGCGACGCATTCAGTTTTAACATCGTAAAATGACGCAATATCAATATCAGCATCAGGAACGGCCAATGCTTCACCTAAAATATCCAGTAATATTTCGGCGGGATTTGATGAGTAAGTTTCGGCCGTGCTGATTGTGCTTGCACTGTCTAGCGTGCGTATTTTCTTACCTTTTATTTCAGCGGTGATATTAGCCATTGATGTATTTTTTGATTCGTCAGCGTCAAATGCTTGATGAACAGCCAGAAATGCACAGTTAGCAGGAATATCAACGCTAGGAAATCCCATCGATGCGCCTGTTTTAGCACCAAAAGCGGTGTCATCGGATTGCCACACAACATTTCGAATATCAGTGACCGATGACGATGCCGAATAGTATCTTATGTGTACGTATTCCTGATGCCAATTATCAGTATAACTCCACGCTGAGTAGGTAAGCGCATCTTCATTAGCAGATATTTTCGTTACTTCTTCAATATCATGGCCCGAAATTACCATAATCGCCCAGTAATCGCGGTTATAGCCTCTTGATGAACTGTCGGCATTCTTTGCGGAGTTGGTCTTTTGAAAGATTATATTGCCGCCCAATCGATGCTCACCGTCTATAATTGGACCGGGGGTTGTGTTTGATTTATTGGTTTGTAATTTTTGACCGGCGACCGAATCGACCCCAGCCATATCGGGCATAGCTGACGCCATTAGTGCGCCCGATACAAGCATTGCGAATGCACCATATATCATTCCAGCCGTGAGCGCACTAACTCCTAAAGTAGTTGCAAGCCACGGCGCAGCCCACGGTGCTGCAATCATCACGGCTAACGCGACTAGCATTTTAACAGTCTTACCCATTTCGAACCCTCATCACTGTGCAGCCCTTTGTCATAATACTGTGTTCAATATGCTCATTATGTTCATTCATTACCCAATATGCATACCGATTAATAGCAATTCCAACGCATTCATCAGTCAAAATCACATCTCCTTTTTGTGCGTTTTTAACGGTATCGCAGAACGAGCCAAAAAAGCCATAGTGGTCACGCCGCGCCAAAAAACCACGCTGATGCAAAACATAGTAATCCATATCCCTAACGTCCAGTTCATACTTCCCCCATCGTTGCGGCAAATCATGTCGTTCATCTAAATATTTAATGGCTTCCGTGAAACAGTTTATCACGTTGTTTTTTTCCTGCCCCAGTAAATCATGTCGTTTATTGCGTCAACGATGCTGGTAAATTCATTCTGGCTAAATGTGCGGCGTGGGTAGTGTTTGTTCCACCCTGAAAACTGCGTTGTTATTGATGCTGATAGTGCTACCTCGGTTGCTGAGAATGTATCAATCAAGCCACGAAATAATATAAAGTTATCCACCGTTGCAGACGTTAAATCTAACTTCGGGTATACGTCAAGCTGTGCGCCAATGCCATGCGGATATGTTTCGCCGTCATAAACTTGTGATTCAGGTTGGTAAATAACGCGTTTAATTAACGCTCTGTTATTGCGCCACTCACTGGTCAATGCCTCGTTTGATAACTCGCTGTTCACATTATCAATTGACAGCGTAACGGAGTCCGATTGCAAGCTTGAATCCTCTTTCAGCGTGTCAAATGTGATAGCCAAAGGTGTATATTCATTACCGCCAATCTCAACGAAAATATCGTGGTCGGTAAACCGTAAAGTTTCAACAAACACGTTGTCGAAGTCGTGCATATCAAACTCAAATAAATGGATGATAGATAATGCGTTGTCTTGACGGACGTTATTAGTCACATCTTTCATTGTTTAACCTCGATCAAATCAGCACTGCAAGAATACAAGCCGTCAACTCGCTTTATAAACTGAAACGAATCTTGAGCGAATCGAGCGTTGGTATTACCATCGGTTACAGACCCTGTTATATAATCGTCCGCAATATAATCGTCGGCAATGTAGCCCGACCATTCATGCGCTTCTGCGCCGAAATCAGGCATACCAAATTCACCCATAATCCCACCATTCTTTCGATAGAAAGTTATCAACCGCATGAAATCATCTTGCTGAAGCACCCATTGTAATGACCACTTTCGCTTCAAGCCACCTTTGTTTCTAGCGTGCCTAACTGATTTACCAATGTTAGAAAATAGCGCGTTGTTTTGATATGTTAATTGAACCGCTTGTGGTGCGGCATCAATCACCACATCCATAAATGATTCGTCGGTAGATGGTGACGGGGTATAGCTACTCGACTGAGCAAACGCATCTTGGTATTCGGAATAGTTGAAAAAAACACTTGTCACTAATTCAATGTTCCCATGAAATAACCTATCCTGAGCTGACACGCCAAACATGAATGATTTAAACACCCACACTGATGTATTAACACCCATCGCATCACGCCGCAAATCTAGATTATCCCCATTCGGCGCATCACTCAAATCCATTATGAAAGTATTAGAATGATTATTCTGATACATAGACCGTAGAGTTTCGAATTCAGCGAATGTTAAACCGCGATATGAAATGGATAGGTTAATGCTCGGAATTGATGACCGAACCACCCGTTGCTCTGACCCTGAGTCAAACTGAACGCCTTCACCCTGCTTGGTCGATTCACTGATGTCCCAATTAACATTCTTTGCAAGCAATGTAGTGGAAAGGTTTAACATCTAAATAACCGCTCTAATACTTTGGCGGACTGAACCGTTGGTGGATAAAGAGCGTGAAATAATGTTTTCAATAACGTGTTTATTCGACACTAGATAATTATTAAATGATGCCGCATCAATAGCCGTCACTTCAAACTTAATATCTGCTGTTGTTGAATTACCACCACCGTTTATAACTGCGCCTTTATTCATCGCGTCAATCGCACCTTTATTGCGTGACGTTCCTGCTCGGTTAACTACCGCTTCACCGACTTGAAGCCTAGCTAATCGCTCATCAGTTCTAAGTCCGACATGGTAGCTTGGGATGAAACCTGCATGATGAGATATGATACCGCCCGTATGCGTTGAAGGAGGAGAAAACGAGCCACCCGTTAAACTAACCCCTTCAGTAAAGCCACTCGTTGATGTTAATGATTCCGCGCCACCACCACCGCCACCATTAAATAATCCAGTAATTCCGCTGATAAGTTTAACCGCCATCATCCGTGCATAGATGCGGATTAAGTCTTTTATTATTGATTGCGTTAAATCTTTAAACGATGCTTTGCCTGATACGACCATTTCTGCCATGCCGTCAGCCATTGAAACTTGAGCATTTGCCCATGAGTTCTTAGCATCTTCAGCGGCATTTTTTGCGGCTGTGCCTAAGATATCTTGACTATCTATTTCTTCTTGAACCTTAATCCTCGCCGCTTCAGCCGCCAATCTATCTTGTTCTATTTTTAATGCCTTCGCATCAGTAATGACTTTTTTCTTCTTGTTGACACCCTCTATGAATTTCGCTATCGCTTTCTTTTCTTTTTTCTCCAATGCGTCTGTCTTAATAACAGTCGTTTCGATTTCCTTATTGTATTCTGCTTGCGCCCTCGTCAAGTTATCTTGCGCCACTTTAACGTTTTTTCTTGCTTCTTCGGACGCGCTCCAGAACCATGTTTCGGTAGCCATTAGTTCGGCTAACGCTAAGTCCATTTCAGCCATTTTAACCGCAGTCCAATCAATACCCTTATTCACGGCTTTTAATGCACCGTTCGTTAGCTCCATAAAGTAGTCGCCTAGGTCGATGACACTATTCCCTAGACCGCTAATAAGCTTGTTTAACTCTTTGTATTTAGACGTTCCTAATTTGTTTTGTGATTCAGCAGTAACAACGCCGAGTATATCCATAGCTTGAGCCGCTGACATTGATTTCATATCCATGTCTTTGAATGCAATACCTGCCGCGCCTAATCGCTGCTCCAAGATATCGACTACAAATCCCGTTTTTTCGCCTGAAGTTGAAAGCTGAATTAACGCAGTATTTATTTATTCGGTTGAC